GCCTTGGATTGGTGCGGTAGATGTTCACTTACTCCAGATGACCTGCGAACAACTAGATCGCCGTGATGTCATTGAGTCTCGGTTGGTCGAGGAATACGACTGGCACTTGCTAAAACAGCTAAATGACATAGAAGCCCTAATTGCCAGCAACTTAGGTAAACTCGGTTTCTCACCCGAAGCCCGTACCAGACTCGGTTTGGCAGAAGTCAAGCGAGAAAGCAAGCTAGAAGAACTATTTGCTCGAAGGGCTAAGCGTGAGCTTGAAAAAGGCAAGTAGCTGGCCCCCTGCTTGGCTGACCCCTATCTCAGACGAGATGATTCAGTTAGGAGAAGGCGATGATGTCATTGACTTTGCAGAGGCTTTCGGCATCATTACCAAAGACTCGATTGCTGGCAAGGCAGGAAGTCCGATGGACCTACGCGACTGGCAAGCCGAGCTACTCCGTCACTTGTTCGCCCACGATGACAAAGGCTTGAAGAACCGAGTATCTTTGGTCGGGATGCCACGCAAAAATGGCAAAAGTTCGCTAATGTCTGTTGTCGCTGCTTATGGTCTTGTTGGCTCAACTATCCGAGGCGCTGAGGTTTACTCGTGTGCGGCTGACAAAGATCAGGCTCGGTTGGTGTTCGCCGATACCAAGAAGCTGATTGAGGCAAGCGAGCTGTCCGAGATGTGCAAGCTCTACCGAGACGCTATTGAAGTTCCAGAGACAGGTTCGGTCTATCGTGTTCTTTCAGCAGAGGCTTACAGTAAAGAGGGACTGAGTCCAACAATGGTGGTGTTCGATGAGCTTCATGCCCAGCCCAACAGAGAGCTGTTTGATGTTATGGCGCTCGCCCAGGGTGCGCGAGGAAACCTTGCCACACTAATCGCCATCACAACGGCTGGCGTGAAGTCTGACAACTCAGGTCAGGACTCGATTGCTTATAACCTTTACCAGTACGGGCAGAAAGTTGCAAGAGGAGAAATAGACGACCCAACTTTCTTCATGGCTTGGTGGGAAGCTCCGCAAGAGTTCGACCACACTGACCCGAAGACTTGGGAGTTAGCTAACCCTGGCTTTGACGACATCTGTGCCAAGAGCGACTTTGAGTCTGCCGTGCTTAGAACACCAGAGTCAGAGTTTAGGCGTAAGCGAATCAATAACTGGGTTTCCAGCAAGGATGCTTGGTTGCCAGCAGGATCATGGGACCAGTTGGCTGTTCCTAGTGATTACACCGAAGATGACGAGTTCATCATTGGCTTTGACGGTTCTTGGTCTAATGACTCCACCGCTGTAGTCGGTGTTCGGTTGCCAAGACACGAAGACGACAAGCCTCACTTGTTTATGATTCAGACTTGGGAGAAGCAACCAGAAGATGACGCAAGCTGGCGAGTGCCAACGCTTGAAGTCGAGGATGTCATCATTCAGTTTTGCACTAAGTACAGAAATGTCCGAGAAGTAGTGTTTGACCCGCCAAGGTGGACTAAGACAATGGTGATGCTTGAGGAGATGGGTTTCCCAGTTGTTGGCTTCCCAACTTTCTCGGCTGCCCGTATCGTTCCTGCTTGTCAAATCTTCTACGATGCTGTGACCGAGCAAACAATCACGCATGACGGCAATCCTGTGCTTACACGGCACTTAGATAACGCTGTTGTGAAATCGGACAGGTACGGTAGAAGGATTACAAAAGAGTCGGCTGGAAGTCCCAGAAAGATAGACGCGGCGATTGCTGCTGTCATCGCCCTAGATAGGTGCATAAACAGCACTAAACTAGAAGATGAACTATCTCCGCAATTCTTCATTTAGGTTGGTTATGACAGCGACAATACTCCAAGCACTAGGGATCTTGACAGTTGCCGCAGGTGCGGGTCTTCTTTTTCCACCAGCAGGTGTGATTCTTTTAGGTATTGGCTTTCTTGCTTTCGGGATTGCCTTAGAGCGAGGTAAGTAATGCTAGGTAATCTTTTTGAAAGCAGAAATGTAAGCTTTCAGTCAATCTGGGGTTCGGGCGAGGTCTGGCAGCTAGATACTTCTGCTGGTCAGCTAATGAACACCCAGAAGTCGCTAGAAATCTCTGCGTTCTTTTCGGCAGTCAGTCTTATCTCTGACACTCTTGCAACTTTGCCTATTGACGCTCATGTTCACCGTGGCGCAGACAGAGTTCCATTAGACCCACAGCCAAACTGGATTCAACAGCCAGATGTAGACATGACTCGCTCTGGTCATTACCAGCAAGTCTTTATTTCACTTTTGATGCACGGCAACTCTTATACTCGTGTCTTCCGTGACCGTAGTGGCGAAGTTGTAAACCTAATGGCGCTTGACCCAGAGAAGATGAAGGTTACTCGGTCAGCAGTTGGTCGCAAGCTTTACGAATACGAAGATGACAAGAACCTGATGACATCTGACCAGATTATTCACATTACAGACTTGGTGCTACCAGGCAAGCTTGTCGGAACAAGCCGTGTTGAGAAACTTCGTGAAGCACTTGGACTAAACCTTGCACTACAGCAGTACGCAGCACGCTTCTTCGGTGCTGGTGCATCAGCTCAGGGTGTCATTGAGTTCCCTGGCAACCTAACACCAGAACAAGCTAAGCAACTTGCCGATGGCTTTGACTCACGCCACAAGAACAACTCACGCAGAGCGCACCGCACTGGTGTTCTATCTGGCGGAGCTAAGTTCGTTCCAACCCAAGTAGATCCTGAAAAGTCTCAGGCACTTGACTCACGCAAGTTCGGTGTGGAAGAAATCGCTCGTATCTTCAACATCCCGCTACACATGCTCGGTGTTCCTGACACAGCAAGCTACGCTTCGGTTGAGCAGAACGCAATTCAGTTCGTGACTCACACACTTCGCCCTTACGCAGAAAAGGTTGAGTGGGCTTACTCTCGCCTACTGCCGCCTAACGCTTACATCAAGTTCAACTTCAACAGTTTGCTTCGTGGAGACCTAGAATCACGCTTCAACGCTTATTCCGTTGCAACCCAGTCAGGATTCTTGTCAATCAATGACATCCACGCCTTTGAGGACATGCGCCCAGTAGACGGTGGAGACATTTACCGCGTTCCACTAGCCAACATCAATTTGCCAGACGCAAAGCTTGTTGGAGAGCAAATGATGTACGACATTGTTTCCAAGCTTGTTCAAGCTGGATACCAGCCAGACGACATTTTGTCTACTTTCAACCTGCCTGCTATTCCTCACTCTGGAGTACCTAGCGTTCAGTTGCAGCCAGTTTCTCAAATTGATCCAGAAGCCCCGACAACCGTTTACGAGGAATAATCGTGGCTATTACATCTGGGAACATAACAGTTGGAACTGTCGCATCACTTATTGACGGAACCTCTGTTTCCAACTTTCGCCTACTTGTTCACAATAACGACAACACTGATGCAGTTTACTTAGGCGGTCCTAATGTCACCATTGCTAATGGTTTGCAACTAGATAAGGGAATCATTCTTCAATTAGAAATGAACCCACTTGATTCGGTTTACGCTGTTTCAGGTAAAACTGGACACATAATTAGCTATATGAAGCAGGAATAAGTTGCCGTATTACATTACAGACAAATCCGATGACTGCTCTAGCTGGGCAGTTATCAAAGCAGACGGAGAAGTCCTAGCCTGCCACGACACTAAAGAGTCAGCTATTGACCAAGCTATTGCCGTCAGCCTTGCCGAAGACACAGAGTTTGGTGGAGAGCGAGCAGCAGTTGGCTTGCTTGCTTCAGGTGACTGGGTGTCATGGGATACAAACGACCCTACAATTCTGGCTCAGGTAGTAGTCGTAGAAGATCAGTACGCAGTAGTAAGGGTCTTTGAATACGAGTACGGAGTATTCAGTCCAACTGACAAGCTAATGGTTATCAATGTTCTGAGCATTGACAAGACTCAGCGACCTGAGCGTGTTGCAGTAGAAGAAGAAGAACTGCCAGAACCAGAAGACGACATGGATGACATGGATGACGACATGATACCAGGCGAGCAGTTCACAAGCCGTGCATTGCCAGATGAGCTAGAAGTCGGTGACTTTGTTTCTTGGCGTGCATCTGGCGGTAGAGCTAGGGGCAGAATTACACGCATCAATCGTGATGGAGACCTTACTGCTCCAGAGAGCGACTTTACTGTCACTGGAACACCAGATGATCCTGCTGCGCTAATACGCATTTACGAGCAGACTGCTGAAGGCTGGAGAGAAACCCCAGTTATTGTTGTACACAGATTTACAACCTTGACAAAGATTGACGAGCTTCGGTCAGAGAACCGTGCTATCAATCAAGAAGCACCTGCTTACATGAGAGCTGCCGCTAGGCGTGGACTTGAGTATTACGAGCAGGGACTTGCTGGAGACGGTGTAACACCTGGAACTATCAGAGAAGCTAGAGCTATGGCTAGTGGTGAAGTTAGTGATGACAAGTGGGTCAGGCTTTCAGCTTGGATTGCTAGACACCTACCAGACCTTGATGCCCCAGATGCAAACCCAGACTCGGACAACTACCCATCAGCAGGTGTGGTTGCACATTTACTTTGGGGTTCAGGTCCAACTAAGAGAGCCGCACAAAGAACTAAAGACTACGCTGATTCAGTTGTTGCTAGAATTAGAGCAGAGGAAACTAACGGTATGAGAACAGACAATAAGTGGCTAGATGTAGCCAGAGCCATTGCTCTAAAGATTGACGGCCCTAGGTCAGAGTCTAAAGAGCCAGAGGTTCGAGTAAACAGCACCGAGATTGAGGTTCGGTCCGAGGGCGATGGCATGACCTTTAGTGGTTACGCTTCTGTGTTTGATTCGCCATCTGAGGATCTTGGGGGCTTCATAGAGTATGTTGCCCCTGGTGCTTTCAAGCGCTCGCTACAAGCACGCAACGAAATCAAGCTTCTCTGGAACCACGACACTAGCGAACCATTGGCTTCGGTCCGTGGCGGAAGCCTTCAGTTAGTTGAAGACAGCCGTGGACTAAAGGTAACTGCAAAACTACCAAACACAACTCGTGGTCGTGATGTAGCCGAGCTTCTTCGGTCAAAGGTTATTGACTCAATGTCATTCGGTTTCAATGTAATCAAAGACTCTTGGTCAAACAACGGTTCGGTTAGAACTTTGGAATCTGTAAGGCTTTCGGAAGTCTCAGTCGTAACTTTTCCAGCATATACGGCTACCACCGCAACTGTAAGGTCATTACAGCCAACTATTGACGCTGACGAGCTTGCTAACGCACTTCTCAAGCTAGAGTCGGGCGAAGACCTAGACGAGAAGTCAGCCACCCTAATTACAGATGTTGTAGGTAAACTAAGACAGCAACCTGAGTCTGAAGTTGAGACTGGCGACAATGGACTGGCTTTGCTTGACCTAAAAAAGAAACAGCTCGACCTACTACTAAAAAGGATCTAACTATGGCAACCAAAGAAGAAATCAAAGCTGCAATTCTAAACGCTGCTGGCAACCCATCAGTAGGCGTTATTGCTGAGATGGCAGACCAGTTCGCTGATGCTGTAGCGGCTCTAGAGGAGAAAAACTCGACACCTGCCAAAGAGGTAAGAGTTGTCGAATCCAAAGAAATCAGGTAAACTGGTTTCCTGCCCCCCACCAAGTATTCCCTTCCTTGGTGGGGGGCCTTTTCTTTACCCGAATCTTTTTCGGTTGGTAGCCTTGTACTAGCAGTTGAGTGTTAGCACCGCTGTATCTGTTGAGTGTCAGCACCGCAGGAATCCCCTACCAATAACTATTCAAGGAGACTAAATGTCTGAATTTGTAAAGTCTCAGGTAGAAGTTCGCAACAACTTGATTGCTCAGGCACGCGAGGTCCTAGACCTAGCTTCTGCCGAGAACCGCGGACTATCATCTGAGGAAAACGAGAAGATTGCTCGTATTGAGGCTGACATTGATCAGCGCGATGCAGCTATTGACACCGCACGCAAGCTAACCGAGCGCGAGAACCGCGCTAACGAAGCTGCTGCAACACTAAACACAACTCCAGCAGAAAGCCGTCAGTCAGAATCTGACATTTTCCGTTCAATCGCTATGGGAGAAATCCGTGGCGGACACGAGTTCAAGTCTGAGAAGCGTACCCTTACTTCTTCTGACAACACTGTTCCAAAGAGCTTCTACGACCAGGTCTTCCAGATTGCTAGACTTGCTGGTCCAATGCTTGATGTTGGACAGGTTATCAACACATCCACTGGTGAGTCACTAACCATCCCAACCCTAACTGCTCGCTCAACCGCGACCATCAAGGGACAGGGTGTTCAGATCTCTGACTCTGACCCAACATTCAGCTCAATCGTTTTGGGTGCTTTCAAGTACAGCTTCCTAGTACCTGTTGCCAACGAACTATTGAACGATGCAGGGTTTGACCTATCAGCGCTTATCGCTGAGCAGGCTGGAAACTCAATCGGATTCGCAGTAAACACTGGTCTAACCACTGGAACTGGAACCGTTGAGCCTACTGGTGTTATGACCGCTGCTTCTTCTGCTGTAACTGGTGGAACTGGAGTATCAGGTGCTGCTTCATACGAGAACCTGATTGACCTAATTTACGCACTAGACGGACAGGCTCGTCTACTTCCTGGTGTTGGATTCATCACTGGTAAGTCTGGCCTAGCTGCTATGCGCAAGCTAAAGGATGGTGCAGGTAACTACATCTGGACCGACTCAGCAGTCCCAGGACAGCCAGCAACCTTGCTTGGCTACCCAGTGTACGAAAACCCAGCGGTTGCTGCGGTTGCAACTAACGCATTTAGCGTTGGTTTCGGACACCTTCCAAGCTACAAGATTCGCACCGCTGGTGGAATCCAAGTAGCACAGTCTAGCGACTTCGCATTTGACAAGGATGTTACAACATTCCGTGTCACCATGCGAGTAGACGGAAACCTAACCCACGCTTCACATGTTGTGAAGTTCCGCGGTGGCGCTTCCTAATCACTAGCTAAAAGCTGAAAGACCCCAAGCGTGTAGGTTCGCTTGGGGTCTTTCTTTTGCTATGCTGGGGCTAAAGAAAGGCAACCTACATGGCAAAAATAAAAGGGACTGTTTCCGTATTCTCAAATTCACCTGGGCAACCTACGGGCTACGGCATTGCTGCTGAAGCACTAATACAAAGACTAAAAAGAGACGGCGCAGATGTAGCTGCTATTTCTAACTACGGCAACGAGGGAATCAGAACTCAGTTTGACACTGGCTATGGGGACATACCTGTTTATCCAAGGGGGGCAGAAGTTTATTCAAACGATTCCGCCATCTTGGGACATAAGCACTGGAAAGCTCTAAACAAAAAGCAACCAGACCTACTAATTACTCTTTACGATGTTTGGGTGTTTCAGGGTAAGAACTGGGATGGTCTAAATGTTGCATCTTGGACACCTATAGATCACAGCCCAGTTCCACCAAGCGTAGCCAAGTGGAGTGCAAAAGAAAATGTCACGCCTCTTGCAATGTCAAAATTCGGTCAGAAAGAGCTACAGGCAAAGGGCATAGATTCCATCTACATTCCTCACTCAATAGACACTAAGGTATTCAAGCCCAGAGAAAAGATTGCTGGACAGTCAATCGAAGACTACATGGGTATTAGCAATGACCGCTTTGTTGTCGGCATGAACGCAGCTAATAAGTCTGGTGGAATTATTCACCGTAAGGCGTTTGGCGAAAACCTTATGGCCTTTGCAATGTTCTGTAAGAAACACCCAGAAGCTATCTTGTACATTCATACTGATCCAGTCAGTCCGCACGGCTGGAACCTGATGGCTTTGGGTGAAACTCTAGGCATCCCAGCAGACAACATGGCTTTTGTAGACCCAGTTAGCTATCGCTTTGGTATGAGCCAGGAAGACCTAGCTGGAATCTACAGCTCTATGGATGTGCTGTTAGCTACAAGCTACGGAGAAGGATTCGGTATTCCAACCGTTGAAGCTCAAGCCTGTGGCGTGCCTGTCATTGTTTCAGACTTTGCTGCTTCACCAGAACTTGTTGGAGACGGCTGGGTAGTTGGTGGTCAGCCACTTTACGACAATACTCAAAACTCTTTCTTCACTATTCCATCCGTACCGCTAATTCTTCAGGCTCTTGAAGAAGCCTTTGCAAGAGGAAAAGGCAAATCAGAAAAAGCAATAGAGTTTGCCCAGCAATACGACCACGATGTTGTGTGGGATAAGTATTGGAGACCAGCACTAAAGAAGTTGCTCAAGTGATTCCAGTCCTAGGCTTCTGTACGCTAAAGCGTTTTGATCTAGCTGAGCGTTTGATGATGTCCATTGACTATCCAGTTGAGCATTTGGTTGTTATTGACAATTCAGGCACGCAAAACTGGATGCCACCACGAGTAGCTATGGCTAAGAACCAGTGGAACATCCAAGTACCTCACGGACTCGGTTTGGTTGGTGCTTGGAACTTGATTGTCAAGACCACACCATTTGCTCCTTACTGGGTGCTTGTAAACGATGACGCTTGGTTTGAACCAGGCTCACTAGCCAAGATTGCAGAACAAGCAGACCCAAACGCACTATCTTTTCCAGACATCGTGCCAGATTGGTCCTGTATCGTGCTTGGAGAGCGTGTTGTAGACAAGGTAGGGCTTTATGACGAGCGCTTTTATCCTCTTTACTTTGATGACAACGATTATGAGCGCCGAATTGACAAAAAAGGCATTGAAATCAAGCGGATTCAAGCCAAAGTGCATCACGAGAACAGCTCAACCATCAAAAGTGGCTTCCAAAGCCAAAATTCGGTCAGTTTCATGGCAAATCACGCCCTTTTTGACCAAAAAATAGCTCAAAATGACTATTCAGAGGGTCAATGGAGTCTAAAGGTCAGGAGAGACAACTCTTGGGAGTAATTTACACAGGCGGGACTTTTGATTTGTTCCATGCGGGGCATGTTGAGTTTCTAAGACGCTGTTCAGAGCTGGGTAGCGTTGTCGTTGCCCTAAACACCGATGAGTTTATAGAAGAATACAAAGGCAAGCCACCAGTGATTAGCTACGCAGATCGCAAAGATGTTTTGCTTGCCTGTCGTTATGTAGATTCGGTTGTACCTAACATCGGGGGACCAGACAGCCGTATCACGATTGATTCGGTTATGCCTGACCTTGTTGTTATCGGCTCAGACTGGGCTAGGCGTGATTACTATACGCAGATGGCATTTGACCAAGATTGGCTAGACGCACGGGGCATTGGGCTTTGCTACATTCCATACACGCCTGGTATCAGCTCTACAGCTATCAAAGAGCGTATGCTGTTTAGGCGATAGACTAGACCTAGATTTAGCAAAGGACCCCCATGGCAATTTCAAATGGCTATGCCACACTTACAGAAGTCAAAGCTGCATTAAGAATCACAGATTCGGTAGATGACTCGCTTCTTGAGATGGCGATTGAGTCAGCTTCTCGATTGATTGACGGCTACACCACAAGATACTTCTACAACGCTGGAACAGCCACTAGAAACTTTGTTGCCGAGGATTCCTACCTAACAATCATTGATGACCTAATTAGCCTTTCAGAGCTAAAGACAACTGATGAAATCGGTAGTGAGTATGTAACTTGGGGAACAGCAGATTACCAGCTACAACCAGTCAATGGCAGAATAGATGGCCTTGCAGTTCCATACAACAGCATCCTGTCTACCGATGACTTGCTATTCAACAAACTGGGAGAACAAGCCCTAGTTCGTGTGACTGGTGTTTGGGGTTGGTCGGCAGTTCCAATCGCAATCAAGCAAGCCACAGTTATTCAGTCCTCAAGAATCTACAAGCGCCTTGACTCGCCTCTTGGTGTTGCTGGATTCGGTGATCTTGGAGCTATCCGAGTTGGTCGCTCGCTTGACCCAGATGTTGAACAGCTAGTAATGCCTTACCGCATTATGAGGAACTTTAGCTAATGGCATCTATCTCAGACATCCGCGCTGGGATTGCAACCAACCTTGCAACCATTACTGGTCTTCGGACATCCGCAGAAATTCCAGACAACCCGAACCCACCTGTAGCTATCGTCTCTCTGGATTCGGTGAATTACGACAAGGCTTACGCTAAAGGGCTAGTGGAATACAACTTTACTGTCACGGTCATTGTGGGTCGTTCAGCCGAGCGTATTGCCCAAAGAACGCTAGACACCTACATCTCAACAGGGGCAAACTCTATCAAAAATGCGATAGAGTTAGACAAGAGCCTTGGCGGTAAAGCCTACGATTGCCGAGTAGCTTCATTGAACTCGATTGGTTCAATTCAACTAAATGACAACACATACCTGGCTGCTGACTTCACGGTCACAGTCATAGCAAACTAGGAGAAATACACATGCCAAAGTTTTACGCTGCGGATTACAAAATTACCGTAGGAACCGCAAACCTCAGCACTTCAGTAAACTCAGTAACCCTTGACATCACAGCAGACGAAGTAGAGACAACCGCTTTTGGTTCGTCTTACCGCACTCGCATTGGTGGCCTAAAGGATGCTTCAGTATCCCTTGACTTCATGCAGGACTTCGGTGCAGGAGCCGTAGACGCACTACTGTTCCCACTATTGGGATCTACAGTAGCAATCAAGATTGCACCTACCTCTGGAACCATTACTGCCACAAATCCGCAGTACGAGTTCAACGCGCTTGTAACCCAGTATTCGCCCTACGCTGGCGCAGTGGGCGACCTAGCTACACTTTCAGTTTCATGGCCTGTAGATGGCGCAGTAACTAGAGCCACAGCCGCAGCCTAATCCGCTAGGATAAAAGAATGAGACTAAACCTACAAGTTGCTTACTCTGCTAAACCAGATGAGCTAAAAGAAATCATTTGCAATCCGTCTGACATGGTAAAGCTTGAAACTAAGTTTGACATGTCAATAGCCAGTCTTGAAAGCAACATCAAGATTACTCACTTGCTTTTCCTAGCTTGGGCAAGCGAGTCCCGCACTAAAGCAACTACTCTTTCGTTTGAGGAGTGGGTGGACACCGTTGAAAGTGTCAGCCCTTCTGAAGAACAAAAAAAATAGTTGGGCTTGGTGAATCTTCAGCTCATTGGTATTTAGCCACATTAGCTGTAGAGACAGGCATCAGTCCCAGAGAGCTTATGAAGCTCGATGATCGGATGCTCTGGACCATTGGTCGCTATCTAGTATGGCGAGCTACGCACCAAGCACCTAAGCGTTGAGAAGAAGCACCCTTCGGGGTGCTTCTTTTTTGTTCGGTAGACTTAGGTTAGATAGGCGGACTAAATGGCATTGAAACTTTACACTGGGCGCAATAGCGCCGTAAAGGTTTACGCTACCGACTGGAAAGTCTTTGCTAAAGAGCTGAACAAGACTGATAAAGAAGCTTCAATTCAGTTGAAAAAAGACTTCAAAGACATTATGAAGCCTGCCCAGCTTTCGGTTAGACAAGAACTAAAGAGCCTAGGTACTTCGGGTCCAATGCGCGGTATGCGTCATGGTGGTCGCACTGGTTGGGGCAGGAATTACGGCAACATAGGTAGTCCAGTTTCGGGAGCCAGTCGCTTCCCTTATGATTCGGTCTTCACCGAGGCTTTCAATAAGCCAAAACGAGGACAGACGGGTATTGCTCGACTTAGGGTTCGGTCAGCTTCAACGGTCATAGGTGATCTTGCAAATAAAACCCGTGGCGAAGGCAGAACACGCCTTTACAAAATTAGGGAGTTCGGTGGTCCAGAAATTAGCAGGACTCACCAAATTAGATCAAGTGCAGTCCAGAAAATGCTTACCAACCTAGGTGGGATTAGTAAGCCAAGCAAGCGCAAGAAGTCTCGAAATGTTTATCCAGGCTTTGATAGGTCCGAACCTGCTGTAACTAGGGAAGCCGCAAAAGCGATTGACAAAGCTGTCAGAATAGTAGAAGCCAACATTGATAGGAATACCCGATGAGCAACATGTTCTTGAATGTCGTCAGCACATTCAAAGGAGACGGCCTTGCGGCTGCCACACGCCAACTAGGTGCGTTTGGACAAGCATCTAGCGGACTGGGTTCAACACTAGGTAAAGTCGGTGCTGCACTTGCTTCGTTTGGTCTGGCAACTAAAGCTATCAAATTTGGTAAAGATTCCATTGACTCGGCAAGAGACTTAGAAAGAAACCTCTTTTCTGTAAACACTATTTTTGATGAGTTTTCCCCAAAAATTGTTCAGTTTACAAAAGATGCTGAACAGCTTGGTCTAAGCCAAAAGGATGCTGCTAAAGCTTCTACTTTTCTAGGATCTGTTCTAAAGCAATCTGGCTTTAGCATGGACTTTGTAACTAACGAAACCCAGAAGCTTGTAAGCCTAGGTGTGGACCTTGCAGCTACTTATGGCTACGATGTCCAAGAAGCTTTGCTTGGTATGACTGCTCTGTTCCGCGGTGAGTACGACCCGATTGAGAAGTTCGGTGTCGCTATGAAGCAGAGCGAAATAAACGCTGAGCTTGCTGCTAGGAAGCTTGACAAACTTGAGGGTTCTGCCCGGCGTAATGCTGAGCAGACAATTCGGTTGGAACTTCTTTACCAGCGTGCTGCCGATGCTACAGGTGCTTTTAGCGCCCAATCTGGAAACCTTTATGTAGAACAGAAAAAGCTTCAGGCTCAATTTGAAAACATGCAAGCTCAAATCGGTACAGATTTATTGCCTGTTTTTGGACAACTTGTTGAAGCGTTAGTCCCACTTGTAGACGATTTGACACCAAAATTAGCAAAAGTCGTACAAGATTCCATACCTGTATTGGAAACATTGATTGGCACGCTCAAAGACATGAGCGATGAAACAACTACTACTGGTCAGACTTTTGGAGCCTTGACATCTATGCTGGGCAACACCTTTAGATTAGTTGCTGAAAACCTAGGTGTAATTGTGCAATTAGCCATTGTTTTTGGCACAGCTAGAGTCGCAGTCGTACTATTCAATGCTGCCTTGAAGGTAACTCCAGTAGCTATCTACATGACGACCATTGGTTCTTTGATTGCAAGCTTGATTGTTGCAGCAGATACTTTCAAAAGGGTACGCATAGCTGCTGAAAGAGCTGGGGATAGCCTTACCGAAACTCAAAAAGACGGACTAGCACTACAGGGCGCATTAACTGGGTTCAACCCTCTCAAAAATCCATTGATTACATTACTGCAAGAGGCAGTCAAATGGGCCATGCGTCTTACTGGTGCTTTGGACCTATTGCCTAAAGAAAAAATAATAAAAATCAAGCTTGAAGCAGACACAAGGAATAAACAACTTGGTGATTACTTAGCGCTTCTAACTGGCAGAGCAAATGAGCCAGGTGGGGCAAGCTTTGACCAAGGCAAAAATCAAGATGATAAAGGCGGGGCGGGTAAAAAGCCAGAGGTAAGCGGATTAGCAGCTCTAATTGCCGATGCTGAGAAAGCAACCCTGCTCGCAAAGAAAAGGATTCAATTACAAAATAAGGATCTAAGTAAAGAAGTAATTGATTTTATTTTGAGTACAAGTAAGCCTGTAAAAGCTGCAAACGATGTGCTAAAACTTATTAGCAAGAACGCTGGCGCTGCAATAAAGAAACTAACGGAGCTTTACAAAAAGTCTGCTGCTGGTCGGGCGGCGGCGGCTCAGGCAATCGCAAATCAACTAGCAGAAGAAGAAGCTGCGGAAGAAGCTGCAAGGTTAGCGCGAGAGGCACGGATAGAAGAACAGAAGCGCGTTTACGAGTCTTTCCTAGATTCCATCAAAAGCACCTTTGGCGGGATAAAAGAAGCTATTTTGGGCGCTTTTGACATCACAGCGCTTGGCGGATCTACGAACTCTATTATTCGCAACCTAAATAAGTTACTTTCAAAAACTAGAGATTTCGCTGCCAACATTTCAAAGCTAAGCTCCATGGGACTTGACCCAGCTTTGCTACAGCAAGTTATCTCCGCTGGTCCAATGGCGGGAGCTAGGCTTGCTGCTGCCCTTGTCCAAGGTGGGGTTGGCGCTCTAGGTCAGATAAACGCAGCCTACGGAGAGTTCGGCAACCTAGCTACCTCAATCGCCACCACAGGAACCAACGCACTATTCGGTACTCAGGCACAGCAGAATGTTTACAACATCAATGTCAGCGGTGGTGTCGGCTCTGGTGCAACTATCGGTCAAGCCATTGTGCAGGCAATCAAGGACTATGAGCGAGTCTCTGGCGCAGTCTGGCAGGGAGCCTAATGGCAGCCCCAGCCGTCAAGGTCGAGCTTGGTCTAAACCTAGGCAGTAGAGATCCTTTAGCGTTTGTGCTAAACGATGACCCAAGAGGCAAGCTTGACAGCACTAGCTTTACACTCAGCGGTGACAGGTACTTTGACATTACGCCAAGGCTTGTAACCACAAGCGTAAAGAGGGGCAAAAACGAAGCGCTAAACCGCATTGACGCAGGTGTTACCTCTATTAGCGTAGATAACTCTGATAGGCACTTTGACCCGCTTTATGAAAATGGTCCTTATTTCGGTCAGCTTATTCCGCGCCGTTCCATCCGAGTATCTGCAAACGACCTACCTGTCTTTGAAGGCTTTATTGACGACTTTGACATTCAGTATGAGCCAGGCGTGCAATCGGTAGTACGCATTGAGGCATCAGACGCACTTTCAGTTTTAGCCAACTCAGAGCTTGATGAATTTACCCCAGTTTCTGAATTGTCAGGTGCAAGGGTCTCCGCTGTTCTTGATAGACCAGAAGTAGATTGGCCCATAAACCTTAGACAAATTGACACAGGCAACTCTGTCATGCTTGATAACGATGTAGCTCAAGGTACGGGAACCCTTGACTACCTCAATCTTGTTGCTGGCTCCGAGTTTGGAAACCTGTTTCTGTCTAAAGACGGCAAAATTGTTTATCAAGAAAGAAACTCAATACCCAACACTCCAAACATCGTATTTAGCGATGAAGTAGTTGCTGGTGAATATACGGGAATCCAGTTTGCCGATGTAAACATTGTTTATGGATCAGAGAACCTTTACAACAGCATTACACTAAGCAACGCCGATGCAATCCCAGATGAAGTTTTTGCAAATGACGCTGATTCCCAAATTACCTATGGACCAAGAGCCTATAATCAGTCAGGTTTGCTCATACAAGACCCAGTTCAGCTTCAGTTCCTAGCAGATTACCTACTTGCTAGATACAAGGACCCTCAGTATCGCTTTGAGACCGTGACCGTGGTAATGGACACCCTTACTAGAGCGAATCAGGACAAGGTCCTTGATTTGGAGATTGGTGATGTGGTTTTGGTCAGGTTTGAGCCTTCAGACATTCCACCAGCCATTGAGCAATACTGCCGAATCATCGGGGTCAGCCACGAATGGACACCAGGTAGCAAGAACATCAGTTTTGCCCTAGAACGCCTTGATTTTGCTATCTTTATTCTTGATGACTTGATCCTTGGTGAGCTGGACAATGACCGCCTTGCTTACGAGTAGTAAACTATAACCAACAACTAAGGAACCCAATGCCAAGAAAAACCTTTACCGCTGGTGAAGTCCTAGCAGCCGCTGATGTAAACCTATACCTCAGCAATGAGGTCACACTAACTGCCTCTACTGCTACAACTTACACAGTCCAAACCGCAGATCGCTACAAGATTTTAGAGTTTGACTCTGCCTCAAACACCACAGTGACTATTGGTACAGCCACAGCTTTCCAGGCTGGCGAGCGTGTGGACATCTTGCAGGATGGTGCTGGAACAGTAACCATCACTAGGGATGGCACAGCCACCTCACTTGCTGGTCGAGGAACCGCAGGAACCGCTTACAGAATCGGTCAGCGTTATGACGCTGTTTCTGTGATCTGTGTGGCAGCTAACACTTACCGCATTATTGGTAACGCAACGGCAGTCTAAATGTCACTCATTCCGATTGGTCTTTTGAGTGCTGCTGGTTCGGGTTTGATTCGAGTCGGTGTTGCTGGTTATTTTGGGGGTGGCTTTGAAACTGCCAATGTTACTACTGTTGATAGGTTCGCTTTTCCCAGCGATACAAGAACTACTTTAGCTACTGGATTATCCTCTGCTAGGTCGCAAACTAACGGAATGGCTAACTCTGGAGTAGCTGGATATATTTCTGGTGGAAGCAACTCTAGCTCTAGCGATAAGTTTGTTTTTCCTTCTGAAACTAGAACAACAATAACAGTGACGACAAGAAACAACGCTGGAGCCTTTGCTAACTCTGGAGTAGCTGGGTATATTGGTGGTGGAGAAAACTCTACGGGAACAAGACTTGGAACTGTTAGCAAAATTACTTTCCCAGCCGACACCACTTCAACCTTGGCAGCGACCTTCGTAACTAATACGGCTATGCTTACAGGCTTCGCTGATAACGCAGTAGCGGGTTACTTTGTTGGTGGAGATGATTCCGTAGACGCTGGAAATAGGCGTTGTTCTAAAGTTGCTTTTCCAACTGACACAATGACAAACAACAACGGCTTTCTTCCGAGTCCCGGTACGCGAAGATTAGCGGGCTTTGCTAACTCTGGAACTGCTGGTTACGCAGGTGGCGGTGAAAGAGCCTCTGTTGTGGCAACAATGTTTAAGTTTGCCTTTCCTGCTGATACAAGTAGCACTTTAGGAACTGGACTATCTGCCGCGAGAATTTGGTTAGCAGGTATGGCTAATTCAGGTTCGGCTGGTTATATTGCGGGTGGACAAACAAGTTCGGCGACTAGTAACAGGGTTTCTACTGTTGATGTTTTCGCTTTTCCTAGTGATACTAGAAGCACACTTGGAACGGGATTGTCTTCAACTAGAACCCAATTAGCAGGTATGGCAGACGCAGGGGTTTTCTAATGCTGGACAAGATAGAACAAGCAATCGCAGAAGTTCAGCAGCCACGCTCACGCTTCCAGCTAGAGCGTTTCGTTTTGGGGCAACACGCAACCTCAGAGATGAAGTATTACCAAACTGTCATTGAGCTTCAGGACTCAATCTACAAATACAAGCTTGCACAGATAAATGTAAAAAAGTCAGAACTCAAGATTGCCAGGTTACGATCTACTGGCGATGAGCTTGATGAACTAAAGGCACAAGAGCTAGAGCTGGGACTAGCTCAGACTCAGTTTGCTATGTTGGGTGCCGAGCGAGAGATGAAGCACCTTGTTGAAATCTGGGACAGCTTTGAGCAAAAATACACTCGTGACCAGATAGAGGCAGCTCAACCTGACTACTGGCAAGCAAGACTAAGCAACAACGCCAAAGCAATGCTGATGGGTGGTGCTGGTGTGAACCCAGCTCACATAGAGGCTATGGAACAAGCAGGGGTACTCGACAGCTTTGTTGCCGAGGTAGAAAAGACAAAGAAAGAACTAGCATGAACTACGCAACTTGGAAACTAAACTTCACAGATCCTAAGTATGGGACTGGACCAGAGGACAAGATCGGCGAGCTAGGCTTTGCTGCTGAGGGTGCTTGGGTATCTGGTCAGGTTGAGGATGGTGGCACAATTCTTGGCTATGTTACTGAGGCACAAGATGAGTCACAGCTAACAACTTGGGAATTCACGAACATTAGCCAACTTGACGCTATTGAGTTTTGCCTTGCTCTTGACCCAACGGCTTACATATTGCCAGATGGTCGTATTGCTGCTGAGGTGGTTGAAGGCTAATGGCTGAGGAAACAACGGGGGTACGCATTACCCAGCAAGCAATCTATGCCAAGCAACTAGAGCATGGCGAAACCCTTGTCAAGATCTTAGAGAAGCTGGACCACCTTGACGAAGTACCAAACAGACTTAGAGAAGTAGAGCTGACCCTTGCTCGCCTAGCATGGATTGAAAAGATTGCCTACACAGGTTTAGCTGCTGGTATCACAGGCTTGATGTCTGCCCTGTTTAGCATCTTGGTAAAGTAATTTATCTTGTTTGTGGATGTTGCATAAGCCATGAGAAGGCTTGACATTAGCTAATGTATCTGGGCCACCTTTTGCAATCGGTATCACATGATCAATATGCAGTGCTTTCTCCCAGCCCTTAGTCCCAATCTTTCTAGACGCTTCTAAATTGATTGCCTCACCGCAGATGTGGCAGTTAGTTCCATACATATTTAGAACTTGAGCCTCAGTGTATTTTTCCCAACCATTAGCTTTTTTTCTAGCTCTTTTCCTACGAGCAATGCCAGCAATTTTGTCTGGATTTTCAGCTCGGTACTTTTTTCCCTTTTCCCTGTGATACTCAATCTTTGACTTGTATAGTTCAGGCCACTTAGATCGGCGGTATTCGTTTAGCTCATTTTTGTTGGCGTAATAGTAAGCAAGATTTGTCTGCCTATGTTTACTTGGATTTTTAGCCCTGCTTATTTTTGCTGATTTGTTCATGCATGGCTTACAGGCAGCCCTTAGTCCATTAGTGTTTGTGTCTTTGTAGTAATCGCCATAAGGCTTGGTTTGACCACACTTAGTGCAGGTCTTATACTCAATCATGTTGGACTCCTTTTTAGTCTGGCCACGCCCCTGGATGTTTCTGCATCGCAGGGGTCTTCTCTTTTAGTTTAGTGTGCTGGTAAACTAAAACCATGAGATTTCCATTTGATAAACCAATGCCGCCGATAAGTTCTCCATTTGGTTGGCGGATACATCCGATCCTAAAAACACGCCGTTTCCATAATGGCTGCGACTACGCAGTTGCTATTGGTCGAGAGGTCAAAGCTATTGAGGCTGGCAAGGTTCTATTTGCTGGACCATCTACTCTAAAGTTTCCCAACGGCGAACCTGCTGGCGGTGGTTACATCGTCAAGATTAGACACAAGGTAAATGGCGAGTGGATTACATCGGCTTACATGCACCTACGCAAAAACAGCATCACCGTCAAAAAGGGTCAGCTTGTCACCGAGGGTCAGGTCATCGGATTGTCTGGCAACACAGGCGAGTCCACAGGCCCACATTTACACTTTGAGATTCAGCGTGGCAAGACTTACATCTGGACCAACAACGGCACACGCTACACAGAGCCTGTGAGCTACATCAAGACGCAGAGAGCAATAGAAAAGCTAAAGTGAAGTGGCTAGATTCGGTCTTTCTGCTCAAGGATGAAAAAGGCAAAAGCTCTGGCCCATCTTGGAACTTTAGACGCAAGCTAATCTTCGGTTCTTACCGAGTCGGCGTGCTGATGATCGTGTTTGGAATGATTACCTTTGTCTGGGACAGGCAGGTTTCAATTCAAATGGTGGTCGGCGGTGTTGCCCTTATTTCCATCATCCTCACGGCCTATACCGCTAGTGCTACCTTTGAAGATGTAAAGCTATACAAACCAACAGATGAGGAAGAATAAATGTTAGAAATGAAGCCAGCAGTACGCAAGTGGATTTATGCCATTATTGCCGCAACAGTACCCCTACTGATTAGCCTTGGTTCTTTGACAGGCGAAATGGGAACTCAGATTCTTGATGTGGCAGCAGCCGTGCTTGCTATCGGTGGATCTGCCCTTGCAATCAGCAATGTACCGCCAACAGACCCTAAATAGCCCCAAAACGCCCGTACAGGCTCTTAGCCCTCAGATAAGGTAAATACCTTGCCGAGATTCGGTTATGGCTTCTACGGGCTTTTTAGCGCCTTGATTTATCGGCGTTTACGCTCAGATTCGGTTGTACCGCCCCAGACTCCGTGCATACCTGCGGATACTGCGTAGTCAAGGCACATAATCTTGATTGGGCATTGGGAGCAAATTGCCTTGGCTTGGTCGGCAACCCATTTCCGATCATGGGTACTTCCAATTAGGTCTTCAGGGAAGAACAGGTCAGGGTCAGCTGCGCACCCCACTCCGCCTGGTATCTCTCTGATGGCTTCTTGAAGCTCAATGTATTTGCGTTCTAATTGTCGGTGGCTAAGCATAGATTTACATTACTGATAAAACCCGCTAATGTGAAATCCCACACCGAGTGGATGTGGGATTCACGCCAAATGAAAGAGAGGGAAACACTTGGCTATAACCAAGCTACCAACCGTAATAAACGAGTTGCAGGATGCAGTCCTACTAGGCGACTTTGAGAACGGGTCCGATGAATGGCACGAGCTTCGTAATGAAGCTGGCGCTATTGGCGGGTCAGACATCGGAGCAATCGCAGGACTGTCTCAGTGGGAAAGCCCGTACACCAAATGGGCAAAGAAGACAAAACAAATCCCAGATGACTTTGAGCCAAATATGTCAATGCGACTTGGTACAAAGCTAGAAGCTCCAATCCTAGAAATCTTTGCTGAGGAACATCCTGAGTTAGAAATCTACACAACAGGAACTTGGGCTAACAAAGAAGAACCTTGGATGCGAGCAAACCCAGATGGTCTTTACGCAGACCAGGCAGGTGAGTTCGGAATCATTGAAGTCAAATTTAGTCGAGACTACTGGACACAGGTTCCACAGTCTTACCGCGCACAAGTTCTTTGGTACATGCGAGTATTCGGTATTCGCAAAGCAAAGCTAGTTGCGCTCTGTGGCTCTAGCTATCAAGAGTTTGACATCGAGTGGGATCAGTTTGAGGCAGACGCTTTGTTTGCTGCTGCGATTCGATTCCGCAACCATGTCGTACAAATGCGAGCGCCTCAGTGGGATGGTTCGCTTTCTACGCTGGAGACAGTCAAGAAGCTCAACCCGAACATTGAAGATGGCGAGATAGACCTAGACGATTTGGGTATGCATTACTTCAACAAACTTGACGAGTATGAGCGTGTTGAAAAGGAACTAAACGAGCTAAAGAGTAGAGTCCTATCTGCTATGGAAGGTAAAAAACGGGGCTTAGTCTACGGCGAACACAGAATTAGCTTGCGAGCTAGGGGTGCGGGACTTCCGTACTTACATCACGAAAAGAAATAAGCTGGCACATTTTTACTTATGTGTTATCATTTTCTTATGAATTACGAACAGCTACTAAAAAACACTGAAACTCTTGATAATGGTTGCATAGTTTGGACAAAATCAAGATCCAAAGGCGGCTACGGTCAAAAAGCAGTAAATGGTAAGAAGCAATACACTCATCGCCTTAGTGCAGAAATGCACTATGGTCCTGGTGCAACAGGCCAAGAGGTCATGCACTTATGCGATAACCCACCGTGTCTAAACCCAGAGCATCTTCGGTGGGGTACTCGTAAACAAAATGTTCAAGACATGCTTGCCAAAGGAAGACATAAAACTAATCCTAAAAAAGGCGAAGAACACTCTCAAGCAAAGCTTACGAAAGAAGAAGTGGTTGAGATTCGTATTTTGTCTGGTCGGGGTTTTGTCCTAACTGATTTAGCAAAAATGTATGGCATTACGGCATCCGAGGTACACCAAATAGTAAAAAGAAAAAAATGGAAGGAAGTAAGGGAAATTGCCGAATTTTTCACTAGCTGACTACGAGACTGTAGAAGAAAGAATCAAACGCTGGTACAAGGACAATCCAGAGGGGCGTATTGTGACTGACAACATCACCACGCTTCAGGACCGACAAGTTGGCACTTGGGTTACTAAGAGCTATGTCTACCTTAATGCCGATGACCAGGCTAAAGGATTGCCTAAAGCAACTGGACTGGCGTTTGAGATTGACTCAAGCAAAGGTCCTCAAGCTACATCAGCCCTTGAGGTATGTGAGACCAGCTCAATCGGGCGAGCGCTTGCCAATGCCAACTACTCTGGCAACAAACGAGCTTCACGGACCGAGATGGAAAAGGTTGCACGAGGCAAGACACCAGTAGCGCCTGCTAAAGACTGGCTAGTAATGGCTCAATCAATGGGAGATGACATAGACGGTCTTAGACTGTTATACAGCGAAGCCAAAACTGCAAACGCACCAAAAGACACGCTAGATAGGATTGCCGAAATTGCCAATGGATCATCTGGAAATGCGAATCCTAATAGCCTCACTGATGGAAGTTCAGGAGTGTCTGCATGAGCAAATGGGTAGGGGAAACTACGCCACGGTGGACAAGATGTGGCTGCTTCAGAGGGAAAAAGGAGAGAGGCTAAAAAATGGAGATTATTTCACCGACTCACATCATCCAGGAGCTTCAGAGACTAACAGCGGAGATGGACAAGGGCAGTAATGCCCTCTATGACGCTGAGTGCAAAATGGCAGATGCCGAAGCTGCCTACGACAAGGCTGTCTCACTAGCTTTCATAAACAACCAAGGCACGGTGGCAGATCGTCAAGCCGTGGCTAAGTTGCAGTCAGTAGACGCAAAGCTACAAGCTGACCTAGCCAGAGCCGAGTTCAACAGGGTCAAAACCAAGATGAAAACCCTGTCAGACCAAGCAACAATGATGGCTGTTATGTCCAAAAATGTCGAGCTTCAGTGGCGAACACCCTAGCTGGTAGCCTTGAAAGGTGATTGCTGAAACCTGCTCATGCGGGGCCAAGTTCAAAACGGATGAGGCCAAGGGGATAACCCTAGTCCGAGAGTGGCGTAGAAAGCATCATTGTCAGGAAGCTGAATCCGAAACACGAGACTACGAAACTAGCTCAACTATCGGTTTTTCTGCTGATTACACTGGCACAGGACTAGACCTACCTGCAAAGAAATACGACCCGTGGGAAGATGAATAGCAAAGAGTTTCAAAAGTACATCAAAAGGGATGAAGGAATCTGTTGCCATTGTGGGACAGATGACGATACTGTTTCGCCCCACCACAGGCAAAATCGTGGGATGGGCGGTTCCAAAGAACGAGATGTTCCGTCAAACATAATCTTGATTTGCAGTAGGGCAAATGGGGAGTTAGAGTCAAATGCTACCTTTGCTCAGATGGGCAGGGACTTCGGTTGGAAACTGACAGCAGGTCAGGACCCTAAAAAAGTTCCTGTGTACTTGGCAAATGGTTGGTACTTGTTAGATGATGAGTTTGGAAGAACGAAAGTGAACCCGCACAAAGAAGCGGACTAGAAAGAGGGAAAAGAGAGATGCCACTAATCCGTGGACACCACAGCTTTGATGATCACTACACCCAGATACCTAACGACTGGGTTAGAGATAGCCGACTAAGCCTAAAGGCGATTGGTTTGCTTGCTCAGATTATGAGCCACAAGCCTGGCTGGAATCTAAGCCTGCGCTCTATCGCCCGAATCAATGAGACTGGCGTTGGAACAATCAAGTCGGCTGTAGAGGAACTAGAAACCTTTGGCTACCTAACGCGCTCTGCGGACCAGCTTCACAACGAAGACGGCACATTTGCCGATTATCTTTGGACAACTGCTGACCCGTTCCAAAACCCCGTCACGGTGAAAACCGCGCACGGAAAACAGGACACAAAGAAGACTATTACTAAGAACACTATTTCTAAAGAAAGCACCAATAAGGCTTCGCAAATCCCAGATGACTTTTCGGTCACGGAAGACATGCGATCTTGGGCAACTGAGAAGCACCCGCAGGTGGACATTGACAAGGCAACTCTGAACTTCGTGGACTACTGGAAGTCCAAGCCAAAAGACAACAAGCAGCTAGATTGGACACGCACCTGGCAACGATGGATAAGAACAACAAGACCCGAAGCAAAAGCTAGAGTCTCAAGAGAAGACGAAAACAAAAAAGCAATTAGGGAGTTTCTAAAAAATGCAAAAGACTGAGACAGCAGAACTAATAGAGTTTCTAAGCCTTGTAGACGGGCGCAAAATCTCTGGCGAGAAGATTATGGCTTGGCACGAGGTCCTAGGCTTCTTGGACTATCCTGTGGCTAAACAGGCAGTCATTGAGGCTCAGCGGGACAGCGCAATTCAGTACATAGAGCCAAAGCACATCTTGGGCAAGGCAAAGTCAATCCAAGATCGTAAGAAGTCCGAAGAACAGAGAGCTGAGCAATTCAAGGAAAAGCCCCTGACATTCGGTTCTCGTATGCCTAAGTGTCAGCACGGCATTGGGCTGTTGCTTTGCGACCCGTGTTGCAAAACGGCTGCTCAACAAGCTGGATTGCTAAAGTAGGTTTGTGGATGAGAACAAAGCAATCTGTTCGCGCTGTGGGTCTACATGGACTATCAATGCCCAAAAGCGCAATAGAAACGACCTTCGGTGCTTCTCCTGTCGGATGCGTAAGTCTCTGGTTATCAAGTACGGTAGCCAGAAGTGCGTCACTTGGCAGGGCGAGTTTGACCGAGAGACGCTAACTGTTCCAATTTACGAAGGACACCCAGTATTGCCAGGATTACGCAAGTGTGGTCACATAGACTGCGTAAATGCTGAGCATGTTATCCAAGTGGATGACTAAACTAAAAGAAAAGAGAGAAAGGCAGCAATGGCTTCCATCGAAGTAAAAGGGAAAATCGGCAGGATTTTCTGGGAAAACAAGGGTCTTGAAATCATTGAGACTTACACAAACAAAGCAGGCAAAGAAGTAAACGCATACTTTACGGTTTGGCTAAGCACCCCAACAACAACTCTAAAAGTTGGCGATGAGGTAAAAGCAAAAGGACTCTACTCACACGAAATTAGTGAGTGGGATTCAGAAGGCGAAATAAAGCGTAAGGTTCAAGTTGCGATCAATAACCCAGTCGTGACAGTTTCAGAACCTACCTTTGCCCCGACACACGAGGCAACACCCTTTTGAGAATCGTTCAATGGCTTCTCCCGTCATCTACTGGATTGCTTCTGCTAAACCTATCTAAGACAGCAGAGGGATTCTGGAATGTGGCGGGAGTCGCCGTTGGACTCTTTTACATCTGGGCTGGCCTCAGTGCCGCCTGGATGATTTATGTCAGAAACTAACTTCACAATCTCCGTGACTGGAGACCCAGCCTCACAAGGCTCGCACGCCATTATGAATGGGCGTATTGTTCAAGTCAATTCCAAGAAACACAAGGCTTGGCGCACAGCCATTGTCAATACCTGCATTGAGAACCTGCCCCAAGGCTGGGTTCCATTAGATGAGCCAGTTGAGCTAATCGTGAACTTCTACATGCCGAAAGGAAAATCCGTGAGTCGGGGGTTGCCATCTGTAGCCCCCGATCTCTGACTTGACAAACTAATCAGAGCAGTCGGAGACGCTTTGGCTATAGCTGGTGTCTATGCCGATGACTCCCGCATAGTCCGTATTAGCGCTCGCAAGCTGTATGCCCAAGGGATAGAACCAGGCGCAACCATCGAGGTCAGGGCTATCCGACACGCCGAAGAATAAAAATACCTAAATCTTGCTTTTTCTGTGATTTTTTGCTATTTTCATCTTGTTAGCTAAATAGCTGACATAAGGGAAAGAGGGAAAATGCCACAGGCAAGAAGGACTGATCCACAGACATCGCACGATGCTGCTAGGTCAGTGAAGGATGTAAACAAAACTAAGCAGGCCATTCTGAGTCTGCTACGCAAGCACCAGTCAGACATGCAACTGGTTGCAAACTACTCAAAGCTAGTCAGACAAAACAAAGCACCGAGAGCCAGCGAGTCTGGTATTCGGTCACGCCGTGCTGAGCTAGTAAAGCTTGGACTCGTGAAAGACACGGGCAAGAGAGATAAATCGGCATCAAACCGTCAAATGATTGTTTGGGGAAGGAACTAATGCCAACAGACTCACCACTACAAATTGACTTAGACATGAGCGATTTCAACCCACACCAGTACAACCACGGAGTTGCTCAAGCTGAGGGAATCGCAATCGGCAGAAGGCTGATGAGGGAAGAAGTGTTGCGACTTATCAATGCCGCATACCCGACACCTACCAAAGCAACAAAAATTATTGCTGACCTAATTGAAGGGATACAAATTGAGACGGATTCTGTCTTTTCTATATCCAGTAGATAAATTAGCTGCCTACAACCAGGGCAGACGAGACGAGCAAATGGCTGTTGAGTCATTGATTGATTCGTTCCGACTAAGCAGGTGGCTAGATGCTGCAACATGCAACATTATCCATGACCACCTAAACCACATTGATCGTAGACCGAAGGTAGAACTATGAGTGACCTACAAGACATCATTGCAACTACCTCAATTAGAGCCTTCAAGAGTGGCTACAGCTTTGGTAGAAAAGAAGAACAACAGAACATTGTCAAGCTGTTAGAGCAGCACGAGCAGGAAACTAAGTGTGATTGCGAAGGATGCCAGTCCTGGACTAACGCTTTTGATTTCATCATCAAAGAGATAAAGGGAGAGATAAATGGCTGACACCGATTATTCCAGAGGGTATGCGGCTGGCAAAGATTATGCTCGCAATCAGATTCTTGAGTACATACAGCAGCATTTTTTGGAACAAGTAGACATCACTTCAGAAGACATAGCAAGCGAGATCGAATACCTACAGCGTCAAGACATAAGGGAGAAGAACAATGGATGAGGATTTCACAACTGAAACAAAGTTAGAGCTGGTAGCCATTGAGCTAGACAGCATTGCACAGGACCTTCAGGCCATAGAGGATGGCTTGCTGGCAATACAGAAGAAATACGGAAGGGACCCAAATGAGGCTATTCAATCTAGCTGAGGCAAACAAAGAAGCCAAAATCTACGCAAAGGGCTACGAGCGCGGAGCAAAAGAGATGGCGGAACACCTGCGGGAAATGATTATCTACAACATACTCAATGATGCCGTGCTTAGTTTCTGTATGGGTACAGAAACAATAGAAAAGATTGTCCAGATTGTCGAGGAATCCTAATGGGAAAGCACCTAGGGATCAGAAGACGCTGGAATGTCTTTGAGTATCGTTACCACCAGCGCCGAATCATTGCGCTGTGGATCAAGATTAGAAGACTAATGAAAGCCAGGCTAAACCATGAATGAGCTGGAAAAGGCAATCAAATTACTAGAAGACAAGAACCTAGTCTGGTCTGAGGATTTCGACACGATTCGGTTAGAATTGACACAGCTACTGCGAAAGGCTGCTGATGTCGAATACCATAAGCTTGAAGCGGAACTTGACGCTTTGGCAAGACAAGTAAACAACGAAGGGAGCAACAATGCTAGAGGGACTTACACCACCTAAAAAGATTCCAGCGTGCAAAGTTAGAGCTGTTATGAACGCGCTGAATGACAAAGATAAAGAAGCACTCAAGAGTGCTTTAGATAATCCTGACTGGGGACATCAATCCCTTGCGATTGAGCTGAATAAGCGCGGAATATTTATCAGCGAACACCCAATCAGGAAACACCGCATTGGAAGATGTAGCTGTAATGCTTGAAAACTTAGAGCCAGCTCGGAAGGTTACGGCCCCTAAAGACTGGCGACCCGCGGTGGAATTTGATGGCACGAACGGACTTGCCACCACTCCACCAACTACTGGCGACCAGCCAGACTTCACTCAGTTTCTTATAGACCAAGGCTTTGACCCTGAGAGAGTAGAGATCTACGGTCCTGTAAGAACATCACGCTGGCAACAGCGCGAGGGTGGGGACTGGCTGGTTAGCTGGCGGTTCAACTTTCGTATGAAGGCAGACCTAGAGCTAGACCTGCCGACACTTTACGCACAAGCCAAGAAGACTAAAAAGCAAGAAGTGAAAAAGACAAAAGAAGGCAAAGCCTTTGTCATTGTCCCAGCCGACTTCCAAGTAGGCAAGACAGGCTCAAGAGGAAACACTCAAGACCTAATTGCCAGAGTCTTTGAAAGCTACGAGCGCATCGAGCAAAAACTAAAGAGGGGGGGCTATGAGCGCATAATTATTCTGGATGCTGGCGATGTAATTGAGTCAGTACAGAACGCTGCTCAGTTTGCTCAGCTTGAATCCAACGACATATCTCCAATGCAACAAGTGGACCTTAGTGCCGCATTACTTTACGATTTGGTCAAAATGGCGCACAAGTACGCACCAGTCACCTACGCTTCGGTTGCTTCCAATCATTGTCAGTGGAGATTCAACGGTCAGACAGTCGGTAAGCCTGGACTCGATGACTGGGGCATAGTAATCCTGCAACAGCTCAGACGATTGACTACTGAGCTAGGTATGGATGTCACTTACCTTATTCCTGACCCCTATGACGAGTCGCTGGCACTTGATGTCTTTGACGATGGCTTCCACATTGTTGCGCTTGCTCACGGTCATCAAGCAAAGAGACCAAACGGAATGGAAGCTTGGCTACAGAAGCAAACATTCGGTCAGGGTCCGACTTCGGCTTTCACCTTGTTTGTCAGCGGACACTTCCACCACCTTCGGGTAGAGGAACTCGGTCAGGCTCATAACGGCGGATCTCGATACTGGGTGCAGGCTTCAACGATGGACAACGGCTCTGACTGGTTCAGGCTTCAGTCTGGAACGGACAGCGTGACTGGAATTGTTTGCTTTGAGCTAGAGCGCCAAATGCACTTTACAGGGACCGTTTACAAGCTATAGAGTGGGATTGAGAAAGGGAAAATAATGAAGGTAAAAGCACAAATACTAATCGGGGACAACAGAAAGTCACTAAAGAACTTACCCGATGCATCAGTTCAAACAGTAGTGACATCACCGCCTTATTGGGGGCTGAGGGATTACGGAACAGCTAATTGGACTGGCGGAGACGAATCTTGTGAACACATCAAAGACCCAAGCAAGACTAAAAAGTTTGGCAACGATGAGTTCAATAAAAATAGACCAAGCAGAGAAGCAACTAAACTTCCTGGCTATTACTACAAAGACCTTTGTGAATCTTGTGGAGCAATCTTTGAGGACAATCAGATAGGACTAGAGCAAAGCCCTGATGACTTTATCGAGCAGCTATGCATTGTCTTTGATGAGGTGTGGCGTGTGCTAAAGGATGACGGAACTATCTGGGTAAACCTAGGTGATAGCTACTCTGCTATGAGAGATAGTAAAGCAACACCTGACAGCCTAAGAACGGGAGATGGAACCAAAGTCGGCACTGCTGCCAATCGCAATCCCGAAAACTTACGCAAGGCAGGGTTGAAACATAAAGACCTTGTTGGCATACCTTGGAGATTTGCTTTTGCTATGCAAGCAAGAGGCTGGTACTTGAGGTCAGACATCATCTGGCATAAGCCAAACCCAATGCCTGAGAGTGTGACAGATAGACCAACCAAATCTCATGAGTACATTTTCTTGATGACCAAATCTCCACGCTATTACTATGACCATGAGGCAATCAAAGAGGATGCTATCTGGGCAGAGGAAAAGCGAGCTGGCAAAGGTCGGCTGCACTATGACGGCAAGAGGCAGGGCGAAAAGGGCACAGGTCAGGAAAACTTTGTTTCAATCGTTGACAAGAAAAACAAGCGTTCAGTATGGTCTATCAATGTCAAGGGTTATAAAGAGGCGCACTTTGCCACTTACCCCGCAGAGCTAATTGAACCGTGCATCCTTGCAGGAAGTAAAGAGGGCGACACCGTATTAGACCCATTTAGCGGTTCTGGAACTACAGGCGAAGTAGCCTTAAAGCATGGCAGGAATTATATAGGGCTAGAGCTAAACCCTGAGTACGCAACTATTTCTGAAAAACGAATCACAGATGCAATAGGAATGTTTGGCGAAATAAAGGTTATTTGATGAAGAATAGGAACCGTAAGAACTACTGCTGGCCCCACAAAGGAAACTTTGACGATTATGACAACCCGCTTGACGAAAAGTTCAACCCGTACATGCCTGGTGCGAGGACTTGCAATCACTCAGATTGCGTATTCCCTGATCATGTCATTCCTGCTATTGAGATGGAGTGGTGGGACATCAGCTACAGGACAGGGCAAAAGCTTACTTATCAAGAAACCTACAAAAAGATAGTGAGTGAAGCATGGTAGCGATACTTTTGATTTGTCCCAATGGACACATGCTTGAAATGATTATTGGACCTAAGAGCGCGTTGCCTTCGGTTTGCCTGACATGTAATACACCGTTTGGAAAGAAGTAATGCCAGCCTATGAATACCGCTGCTCATGTGGCGACACAATGACTATTGTTCGAGCAATCACAGAAGAAGAAAACAAACCCATCTGTGCTAAATGCAAGAAAGAAATGACAAGAAGCTACTTTCCACCCCCAATTCAATTCAAGGGGGGCGGTTGGGCTGGAAAAGAACAGTAAAAAAGCCCAAAAAAAGAGGGGGGCCTCATGTATGCAAAACCTTGCCTAGATTGCGGAAAACTTACTGGGGGGGCCTCTAGGTGTGACATTCACCAGAAAATGTTGGAACAAAGGCTAGAAGCCAAGCGAGCTGAAAGAAAACGAGAAACAGGTCAGTATGCTGGCGACTACCGTAAGCGTGCCAAGCAAGTCAGAGACTCAGCCCTTTACTGCCACCTCTGCAACGAAGGCATGAGGATAGACGACCCATTCCAAGCTGACCACTTGATTCCAGGCGACCCCAACAGCCCACTAGCCCCAGCCCATAGATCCTGCAACGCCCGTAGAGGCAACAAGCCTCTTACTACTACCGACTAACACCAATAAGCCAAGGCAACATGGCTGACAAATAAAAACCAAAAGATTCGGTCAAGATTCGGTCAGACTCGGTTAGACAATGGCACTGACTCGGTTCGATATTCGGTCAAGATTCGGTTGGAAAAATTCTGAGATTCGGTCAGGATTCCAATATTCGGTCAGGATTCGGTTGGACAGCCAGCCAGACAGGGCCAGAAAGCCACTCGAACACTTGTTTCGTAAATTTGTTCGATAGACGCAGATCGGACACTTGTTCGACAGTCTGACAGTCTGCCACCGACCTATTGCCACGGATACGGCGAGCGCCTGAAGCGCCCCGCGAGATATTGAAGCCAACCGCGACACTACCGACAAGCACGGCCCGAAGAATCCGCGAGAGAGTGAAAAGCGACACGCCCGACAGACTGCCCCGCCGAGATCCGCGACACGCCCGACACCGAACCACGGCCCAGAAATTGCCACGGCGAACATATAAAGAGGTCAGAGCGCCCCCGACAGGATAGGGAAGCCAAACAGGGCCAAAAAGCCTAAAATAACGGTTTTATAACGACACGCCGAAAAACACAAAAAAACAGAAAAAAACAGAAAAAAAAGGGAAAAATCTGGTATAGTGGACACATGGCCCAGACAGGGCCTAAACGAAAGGGAACGAAACATGAACAGCAAAGAACTAGCTCAGGCAATAGAGACAGAGCAGGACAGAATCAACGAACTAGAAGCGGAAATTTTAGAAATAGAACACCGCCTGCACCGACTAAGGGAAGAACAGCGCGTGTCTAAAGCAAAGGCCGAAGCCACCGAGTTTTTCTCTGAACACTTTAAAATCATTACCGTTGGTTTTTAGTCGAGATCACGGAAGGGAAAACAAAATGAGACTAATTCTAAATATGGTGTTTTTGTTTTGCGTCTTGCTAGTTGCGTGGGACTTGCAGGACAACGGGCAGGGCATGGCGGGGGCGTTGCTTCTCATCGTCTCGCTGGTCTTGTCTTTTCTGATACAAATTGAAAAAAACTAGAAAGGGAAAAATTGCTTACAACATACGAAGAAATAAAAGCGGAACTGCTAAGCGAGTGGGAACACCTAACCGAATCACGCCTGCACGAATACGCGGAAAGCAATACGCCAGTTTATTATTCTGATATTGCCGATGAGTGGAAAGCGCTACCCATGGAAGATACAGACGCATGGAGAGATTACGGCGTTGAGTTCACGCCCGACACCACAATTTACAGCCTAATGACAACGGACTTACATCTTTACTATTTTGCGCTAGTCGAAAAGGCTTTTACAGAAATCACCGAAGAAAAACAAACACAAGAAAACGAAGGGGAATAAAAAAATGGGACAGTATCACAAGCTAGTTAACTTAGATAAAAAAGAAACAGTGAGCCCCTACAATCTGGGACTGGGTGCGAAACAATACGAGCAGACAGGAGAGAACGGGTCAATATCTGACGCGCTATATCTGCTAGTGATGACCTCACCAGCTAGAGGCGGGGGGGACTGGGAAAGTTTCGCAGACTTGTCGGGCCGTTGGGTTGGTGATCGCGTTGTCATCCTAGGCGATTACACGGAAGACGAAGATATCCCGAATTATCCGAACGCATCGAAGCTATACAGCGAAAGCGCAACAAGTGAAGACTGGACCGACATATCTGACGAGGTAGCAGTTGCACTTGGAAAGGTGTTTGGTTTTGAGATTGACACCGCAGAGGGCGGATGGAGAACGCGCAAGGAACTTGCGGGACACTGGCTAAACGCACTATAAAAACAAAAAGGAAAGGGAAAAACAAAATGGCAACAACTAGCAAGGAACTAATCGAAATCCTGCAAAAATACACGGACCCCGATGAGATAGTTATTTGGCAGTATTACACGCGCCATGACTTCGCACTTGATGAACCAGAGCTAACTAAAAAACAGTTCGCAACAATCGCGGACAAGATAGAGCGTTGGGAATTATGGACACCAGTTTACGAGGGAATACAAGAGCAGACCTACAAAATGCAAGGAAGGGCAACAGATGACGAACTATGAGCTAGAAATAAACTTTGAAAGTGGACTCTGGACCCGCTTAGAAATCGCGGGTACACACTGGGAAATTCTAAGAGACGAGTTAGAAAACTGGGAAGCCGTTAGTTATATCTCTATCCGAGAAAAGGGCGCGATAATTTGGACAGCACTAGACAGAGAAGCACTAGCAAACAGCTAATAAAAAAAACGAAGGGAAAACAAAAATGGAAAGCACAAAGAGACAGTTAAGACTCTCCGACATTGACATACTAAACACAATACTCACCGACATATGGAAACTAGGCGATAGAGACGAGATGAGCGTTAAACACATAGGCCACGGCTTAGCCGCGTATGTTGCGACAGGCGACAGCGGAAACAGGGCAGATTACGAAACGCCCGATATAGATATGACAGATAAGAAACTAAAAAAACTTGAAAGCCACTGGAAAGAGGTCGAGGGTTTTCTGTCAGGTGTTAGCCGTCAAGAATGTATCAGCGTGTTTAGATATCTGCCAATCGCCGTATATGGATCAATCTATTTGGATGAAACAATCTGGCCCGAATACGCAGACAGACGCGCAAAAATAGAACGGGTACTAAGCAACGCTGAGGATGGTTGGTAATGAAAACAACAGCTAGAGGATTAGAGATAAGAGAAACAAACAACGGCCTAATCTTGACAATGAAGCGCGGGCGCACTACTTATTCGCAGGCGTACACAATCAAAGACAAGCAACAGGCAACGCGCTTATTTTTAGCACTGATGGACACTTACCGAACCAAAGGCGCATTAGCCGTTATGGGTGGCTGGTAATGGCTAACGCAAACAGAACCCGCGCAATACTGGCAGCCCAAAAGGTTAGACGAGTAGACGACCCAAAAGCGATAGAGCAAGCCTTGAAGCTAACAGCGGAACAACGGAAAGCAATCTATAGCCCGAAGTCTGCAACACAAGCCCCTCAGCATGTACAGGGGAGCGAGTGGGTCAGAGCGTGGCGAACCGTTGAGAAAATAACCTATGGCCTCACCGCCTTTAGTGCGCTGATATTTGGCGGGCTGATAGTCGGAGAGAGTAAGAAAAGCGTTAAGCAATAGACACACATAGCAACACAGCGAACCCCTAGGCCCGTGCTTAGGGGTTTAGCTTTGTCTTCGCTGATCCGCCCCCGCCCCCCCCCTTAGG